CACTGCCATCGTACAGCTTGAGCACTGAGTTTGTGGTATCCAGCCAGAGGAGTCCCTGTGTTATACCGGTGGATGGTGCGGAAGAGCCGGTGTGGATTGCATTGACAGCCGCATCCACGGAGGGAAACGAGTTCTTTAGAACCGTTTTTAAAAGACGGAGGTGGTCATCCCCGGCGCTAACATTGTCACTCGCGGTGGGATTGGTTGTGACCAGATCGTCCAGATAAGTGCCGCTTTCTAAAGCCATTACGGTGTTCCTGTTTCGGTCATTACGCGCAAGCTGTTACCAGAGTGTCTGTCGCGGCTGTCTGCGCTTTGGATGTTTGCGATTGCTTCTTTATAGGCCGCCAACCATAACTGGGTACGGGCATCGTTCATCAGGAACGGTTCGGCCTCCAGCAGACTTGCGTACAAATAGACGTCTGGATTGTCCGTCAGCATATCGTTGGTGGTTGCGGAGTCTGAGAGTGCATCGAACTTCTTGTAGTAGACGAGTTCGACGGTATAGACCGCATCCGGGGAGGGGCCGAGATGGTAGTTGTCACCGATGATGGTGTAGGTCAGCGGTTTGCCTGTGACCGATCCCGCGTAAAGTCTGTCCATGATCTCAGGAGAGAGATATTCCAGCGGCGTGATGGGGTCGGTGCTCAGTTGCATATTCCGGCCCTGCAGCCATCCGGTCGGGAGGGAATACGACCGCGTACCGGCAACCGTGGAATCGGTGGTTGTGGTTTCCATCTTGCGGATACGCAGTTCACGGTTGAATCTTGCTTCTGCCAGGGCGATGAATTCCGGTATCCGCGCTGTCAAATCATCTCTGTCCAGCCAGTTGCTTACCGCCGTCTTGAGTTCGGAGTAAGTAGAAATCGCCATTAGCGCGACAGTTCACGGTTGCTGTGCCGGAGGCCGTGATGGCCGCGCACTTGTTCTGTTCTGACACCCGGAAGAAATACGGGGTGTTGGCCGCGATGTAGGTATGGGATGTGGTCGCTGTCGGGGTTGTGTCGAATGTCACAAAACACGCTGCCGTGGTTGTCACCATAACATCCGTCACCTGTGTCGCGAAAGCGTTGGATGTTGCCGCGCTGCTGGTGGATGCGGAGATGGATTGGGTTGTCCCTGGACGGAACACGTTGGAATTGACGTTTCTCATAATTGCCTCAAATTTTGGTCGGAGCCACTTTAAAATATTTGTAATCGGGGTCGTTGAGGTAAGCCGCAAGGACGCGAGGATCTTTCGCTACATCCCCATTGCTTTCTCTTATCCACCTTTCCCATTCCGTGATCGGGATGGAAGCAGTGTGATGCCACTCACCGCGCTTGCCGGTTGTCAGCTTGTCGCCGTAATCGTTGAACTTCCGTTTGTTGTGCTCAAGGATTGGCGTTGCGTTCTGACGGGTTTGCAACCGGAAACTGTTGTCTGTGTCGTCAAAAAGCATATCGGTCTGCCGACCGTCTGTGTTTTCAACATTAAACTTGCTCATAGCAAGTACCCTATCTTTCCAACCTTCGGAGATCCCTGCCCCTTCTCTTCGATGTAGGCTTTTTTCAGCCAGCCGATAGCGTCAGTCGGTTCTTGGTTTGGTTGCTGGGGTTTTGGTTTCTGGCGTTTGCTCATCGCCTTTGCGATTTCTTCAGTTGTTTCAAGGTTTTTTTTCATCACTTTTCCTGTATCCAACGAAAAAGCCGCCCGAAGGCGGCTCTCGCAGAATAAAAAAGGGGGTGAGTTACCCCACCCCCCAGGGTTTAGGCTTTACAGTCAGCCAAGATGCCCGAAGATTTCTCGTTCTTAGAAACGAGTCCTGCTTCGTATAGGAGCATCTGTTTGGTGGAGTCACCGGTCTTGGCGAGGTCTACGACTTGCCAATCTCGGAGTACGGAAAGGCCGAAGTGATCCATGTCGAGGAAGAACACCCACTCCGTTGACGGGAGGTTCCTGCCTGGAACAATTTTGAACGTCCCAAAATCACTGACATACACATCGACGGCGTTTACCGCAGTCGCTTGTCCGTTGCCTTTGATTTCGTTACGGATCGCATAGCCTGGGCCAGCGTTGGACGACAGACCTGAGATGGCCTGTTTGATTGTTGCAGGGCAATAGATCATGTCCGGCTCACCACCAGCGTTGAAACAGTCCAGAATGACATTCTTGATGCCAGCTTCCGTGATGGAAGCAGTGGCAGTCGCCTCTGTCATGGTGTCTGAACCGTCACCGCTGGATGCAGCCGGTGAACCCGAAGATGGATTCATCGACACCCAGTTGGTTGCAAGCCAGGAAGGAAGGCCAGCAGAGGCACGGGCGGTGGTTGAATCACCGGCGGCCTTTGCGACGTTATCGCAAAGCATATACTCCCAGTCTTTCTTCATCTGCTTGCCGCGCTTGGCAAGCTGATAGGCTTGATGTTTACCGTGCCCAGCGTAATTAACCGAATCATCCGTCCCGGACGTTTGAACCACATAGCGAGAAATCTGCGCGTAGTTGGTCAAGCGTGTCGGAACCGCTCTCGCAGTTGCAGAAGGACTGTCATCGCCTTCTATCTGGCGGTTTGCACTGCCAGCGGCGATAGTATCCGTCTGCCACTCAAAGAGAGTATTCGTCGCTTTTTCCCGCGAACATCCCGAAAAAAACGGGGTGTCCATTGGAGCGATGTTGTAGATGACATCGGCAAGCTGCTCACGAATCGCTACTGACGAATAAGTCAGTGAGGTATTGGTGGCGATTGCCATTAGATATTTCTCCTAATTAAGAGATTAAGTTTTCAAGAAGTGCAGCCGCGTCATTGACATGGCCGGACTCCTTGAGCCGGTTTCGCATCGCAGTGCGCTTGGTCGTTTTATCCGGTTTCCCTGCTCCCTTACCGCTCCGAATTACGCGAGGCTTGTTACGGATCTTCTTGGTCTTAGGATCTGACTTTTGAAGTTCGTCGTACAGCCGTGCCTTGTTCAGAACAACAAAGGATCGGTGGTCAATCAGATTTTCGATTTCCGGGTCTGAGAAACCCTGCGAGGAAGCGTAAGACCGCAACTCAGTCGCAAGAACTTTCTGTTTCTCAGGATCACCCCATTCCGGTAGTTTTTCTACCAGTGCGGCGTGTTCCCGATTTACGGATTCCTGCCATTGCTGTCGTGCTTCTGCCTCGTTCTTCTGGATTGCCTGTTGCTGCTGCTGCTGCACTCTGGCGATCTTTTCCTGGGCTTCCCGGAATTCCTCTTTCTTTTCAAGAAATGCGATGGGATCTTCGGTTTTGAGCCGTTCCCAATCCACATTCGCGTATTGGTCGAGGCCGGAGTTTTCGATTATCTGCTGGAGATGTTGCGCGTATTGCTGACGCTCTGCCTGGATCTGCTGCATATCTTGGTTGTACTGCGTTTGCAGTGCCTCGATCTGCTTGCGTTCCTCAGACAGCTCTTGCGTTTTTTTGGTAAACGCAGATTGACGGGAATAGCCTTTTAAGAGTTCGTCGAGGGTGACTTCCTGTTCTTCACCGTCCACCTTGACGGCAAAAAGGGGTTCCTCTTCGTCCTCTTCTTCGACTTCCTCGTCGGACTCGTATTCTTCTTCAGAATCTTCGTCCTCTGAAACCGCCTCAACAGACTCCTCTGGATCATCCGTGGATTCATCTACTTCGGTCGGGGGGGCTTCCTCGGCTACTGGTTGATCTTCCGATTCCAATAAACCAAGAAGTGCGTTTTGGGCGTCTAAAATAGACCCCTCTTCGGTGTTGACTGCCGGTGCTGGTCGCGTGTCGGCCATGAGTATGCTCCATGAAAAAAGCCGCCCGAAGGCGGCCTACCACTTCCTTGTGGTCAGGTTTCAACCTTCCCGATCAAACTCACCTGTCATCACGATGGATGTGAAGTGTTGTTTTAAATCAGTCAGGTTTCTCAAACTTAACCAGGCTTGTTCCCTGGTATCCATATCCTCGGGGCGGGAGTTTTCCCAAGTGTCGAGGAATCTTTGCCGAAGGGTGTCCCATGCTTCTATAAAGATGGGATCTTCGAGTAATCTTTTCGCTTTTTCGTCCATTAACCCACCGCAACAGGACGGTTCTGCTGTGCCTCAAGCGCCAACTCCTGTACTTTTAACTGAGCATCGACCTGGGCTTCTGCTGCCTCTTGTTGGACTTTTTGGGCTTTGATCTGGACTTCCGCTGCTTTTATTTCCAGTTCTTTCTGTTTGTTCGCCATCTCCATTTGCGCCATCTGCTCTTGTGGTGACGGCCCCTGCTGCTGTGGTTTGGTGATGTAGTTCTGGACATCCTTAAAGCCCATGTTTTCGATCATCTTCGCGCCGAGGTTGTAGAGGTTTTCTTCCGTAATTATCGAAAGACCTCCAGACATGGCTTGAGAGGCAAAATTCAACATGGTGGAGATATGGAGAAGCTGTTGGTCACGATTGCCATGACCCAATCCCACCTCTACGGTGCAGTCCATGTAGTCCCGCCACATATCCGGGCGAACCTCTATCCACTCCCCACGGAGTTTTATGTATTTTTCTTTTTCCTCGTTCTTCTGCGCGAGTTCAAAAACCTGTTTCACCAGATCTTTGACTCCGGTTTCCGCGAAGATACGGGCGATCATCTCCACCCGCTGCTGGGCTGCGGTCATAACTTGAGCGACTTGGGTTGCAGAGGTATGGGAAGTGAGTGCATTAGCATCCAACCCCTGACTCATCTTCGTCATACCCGATCTTTCTTCCCGAATGGAATCCATGTACCCGAGCATTTCAAAGGTGTACGGCGCTAACGGTGGTGTCGGTAGAGGCTGTATCGCACCGGGGGCTTTTGTTCGGACAATTCCCCCTGGGCGGCTGGTAAGCAAGTCATCCAGCGACACCATGCCCTCTTGTACGGCGACCCTCCCCGAATTTTGAAGGTACATATTGTCGAGAAGATTTCGCAGAAGAATGGATTTCACCTCCTGTACCACCATCACCTGATCTGCAACGGACTGGCCGTAGAACTTGTGGGGGATGGGAATAGGACAGAGCGTACAGAAAGGACGACGATCTACAGGCTCGTTCTCAAGAATCTGATTACCCACAGTAAGAATTCTTCGGAGTTCGGCAATACCGTCACCATCGTAATCTGTGCGGAGGTAACTCTCGTAAACCCAACCTTCTTTTAACGCATCTTCCGCATCGACATTGTGATCTTCCCAGATACCGCTGCGGTCAAAAGCGTGTCGTGCGGATTTCTCGTTTGACCAGGTGTAAAAATCATCTCCCTTGCCGATCTCATCCGGGTCTATCTCATATCCCATCTCCCGGAGTTCGGTGACGGTCTTTTTTACGCGGTGGCAGACAAATCTCGCATCTTCTACACATTTCGCGTCTTTTGAGATTAAAAACTCTTCCGGCGGGACATTCTCAATCCGGATACGGCCCTTTTGGGTGTGCCGGGTGATAACGACATCGTGCGTGACGATCGGAATTTCATCTTCGGTACTTTTTTCCGTGTGCTCCAGCACCTCGACATCATCATCCATCAGCAGGGATTCAAGCTCGGTATCCGACAGATCCGAATAGGTTTCACGATCCCACTTGTCGGAATCATCCCACCAGACTTTTACGACCCCGACTTTTGCCAACAGCGCATCTGTAAACCAGGTATTTGCCACATGGAAGAAGTCAGTCTGTCTGGACAGCACCCAATTTATGTAATCCTGTGCCTGTTCAGCGTAAGGAACGTCCTCCGGGCCTTGGGCGTGGACTTTGGCGATCTCATCCCCGGAAGCAAACACCCGCATGAGGGAGGGTTTGATCCACTCAATCGTGTCCATCACCGTAGAATCAACGACCTGGGAACGACCTTCTACCTCGTTACCGAAAGGTTGTCCCAAGTAGTATTCCAACGCCTTTCTGCGTTGTTCTGAAAGCTCATCCCCGTAGCCGAGGGCAGAAGTGACCTCGTTATCTATTCGTCCGAGGAGTTCCTGGTCTTTTACCATTTATTACACGATTCCTAGTTTTGGATACTTGATTTTTCCCGTCCATTCAGATTCACCATCCGGGACAGCAAATCTGAGCGACATAACGGCATACCGAGTCGCTGCCATCAGGTCATCACGGATAGGAACAATTTTCCCGTCCTTCCGGTGATACATACGGAATTCCTCCCACCAGTCATTCAAGTGAGAGAAAACTTTTATTCTGTCCTGTTCCATTCTCTGTAAGAGATCCATAATGCCGACCTCTACAGAGTTACCCCCCTTCTTCTCTCCCAGCGCGGGAGGGTTTTCAAAATGAAAGGGGAGCAAGTTGCAGCCGTGTGATCTGTACTGGTCAGCCAGACCGGGATTGCCCATGCTGTCCTTTCTGTTTCCATCATGGGGCCATGCAATCACCACATTCCCCCGTGTGTTAATCACCCCGGCATGGACATAAGGGGGTGCTTTGGACTGCCTATAACAGTCATACACATATACGATATCTTCGTCCCTGTCCCACGCTACCCACACTACTGCTGTAGGGTGATCCCACCCAAAATCCAACCCGGCGATACGGGGCCATTCCTGTCTTATCGGAATCGGGTCTATCAGGAGTTTGGATTCATTCACCGGGAACACAAGACCACTTCCTATGGAGGGTCTGCCGTTCTTCCGCATCTCCCTCTCATGTGGAGAGTAGGCAGAGAGAATCTGGGCCA